GAACTGGGCCACCCTGTTATCAGTAACAGCCATATTAATAATCTGCAAATTAAGCTTGTCAACGGTGCCACCATTAGCCTCAAAGGTGCCGACAGACCAGAAACAATGCGAGGTGTTAGTCTTAAGTTTCTAGTCATGGACGAGTACGCTGACATGAAACCAGAGGTGTTTGAGCAGATCTTGAGACCAGCCTTGGCGGATCAAAAAGGCTGTGCAATGTTCATTGGTACGCCAATGGGAAGGAACCACTTTTACGAATTATACAAATACGCGGAGCTAGATGATGACCCTACGTACAAGGCTTGGCATTTTACATCTTACGATAATCCTTTATTGGACCCGTCAGAAATTGATATTGCTAAACGAAGTATGTCGAGCTACGCGTTCCGTCAAGAATTTATGGCGTCGTTTGAAGCTCGTGGGTCAGAAATGTTTAAAGAAGATTGGGTTTCTTTCAGTGAAGATAAACCCGAAGTAGGAGATTATTACATTGCCGTTGACTTGGCTGGCTTTGAAGAAGTTAACAAAAAGAAGACAAAAAGTTCTAAGCTTGACGAGACAGCGATTGCCGTGGTTAAGGTCAGTGAGCATGGTTGGTATGTTGACAATATCATACACGGTCGATGGACACTTGACGAAACAGCAGCTAAGATATTTCAGGCCGTTAGAGATTACCGTCCCTTGTCGGTTGGGATCGAAAGAGGTATTGCTAAACAGGCTGTAATGTCTCCTTTAGTAGATATGCAAAAACGATATGGTATGTTTTTTAGAGTAGAAGAACTTACTCACGGTAACAAAAAGAAAACAGATCGTGTTATGTGGGCGTTGCAGGGACGGTTTGAGAATGGATATATAACGCTAAACAAAGGCGAATGGAACAGTAGATTTTTAGATCAACTTTTTCAGTTTCCTGATCCGTTAACCCACGATGATTTAATTGATGCTTTAGCGTACATAGATCAAGTAGCCAATGTAGCTTACGACTACGACTACGAAATAGAAGATCATCAAATTTTAGATGTAGTAGCAGGATACTAGCCTCCGCAGGAGATGCAGAAATATGAGTAACTTTTACGAACAAGACCCCTTAATGATCCAAGAAGCTTTAGAGGATTGGGTTATAACTAAATGTGAAGATTGGAGGGATTACTACGAAAGTAATTATGAAAACAAGTTTGAAGAATATTATAGACTATGGCGTGGTCAATGGGATCCTGCTGACAGTGAGCGTCGGTCTGAGCGTTCCCGTATTATTTCTCCTGCACTTCAACAAGCAGTTGAGTCTAATGTAGCGGAACTAGAAGAGGCTACGTTTGGTCGTGGTAAGTGGTTTGACGTTAGTGATAACTTTGGCGATACGGACAAACAAGACGTACAGTTTCTACGTAACAAGCTTACAGAAGACTTTGAAAACTGCATGGTACGTAAGGCCGTTGCAGAATGCTTGATTAACTCAGCAGTCTTTGGTACAGGCATTGGTGAAATAGTCATTGAAGAAATGAAAGAGATGGCTCCTGCTACTCAGCCTATTATGGGTGGAGACTTGCAAGCAGTAGGGGTAAACATTACTGATCGTGTCGTAGTTAAACTTAAACCTGTACTACCTCAAAACTTTTTGATTGATCCTGTAGCAACGTCTGTTGAAGACGCATTAGGTGTAGCTGTTGATGAGTTTGTCAGTATGCACCAAGTAGAACTTCTACAAGAACAAGGAGTGTACCGTGACGTATATGTTGGTCCTGCCGCTCCTGATACTGACTTGGAACCTGATCAAGACATAACAATTTACAACGACGACAAAGTTCGTTTGACTAAGTACTACGGTCTTGTCCCACGAGAGCTTCTGAATGCCGCTACAAGCGACGATGAAGAAGAGCTAACAGAAGAGGAAGAGTCTGAGTCAAAGTACGTAGAGGCCGTTGTGGTGATTGCTAACGGCGGTGTTCTTCTTAAGGCTGAAGCTAATCCTTACATGATGACTGATCGTCCTGTTGTTGCGTTTCCTTGGGACGTAGTACCCGGACGTTTCTGGGGCCGTGGAGTTTGCGAAAAAGGTTATAACAGTCAGAAAGCACTTGACACTGAGTTAAGAGCTAGAATAGACGCACTAAGTCTTACAATCCACCCAATGATGGCTATTGACGCCACACGTCTACCTCGTGGTGCTAAACCAGAAGTACGTCCCGGTAAGATGATCTTAACCAACGGAGACCCCCGTGAAGTACTTCAACCGTTCAACTTTGGTCAAGTCAATCAAATCACTTTTGCTCAGGCCGGAGCATTGCAGCAGATGGTACAGCAAGCAACAGGAGCAGTGGACTCAGCAGGAATTGCAGGTCAGGTTAATGGCGAGAGTACTGCCGCTGGCATTAGTATGTCTCTTGGCGCTATTATTAAACGCCATAAGCGTACACTGATTAACTTTCAGCAGTCTTTCCTTATTCCTTTTGTCAAGAAAGCTGCACACCGTTACATGCAGTTTGATCCTGAAAATTACCCTGTTGCTGACTACAAGTTTAACGCAAGCAGCACTCTGGGTATTATTGCGCGTGAGTACGAAGTTACTCAGCTTGTGCAGTTGTTACAGACAATGGGTAAAGACTCACCGTTGTACAACACACTTATTCAATCTGTTGTTGACAACATGAATTTGTCTAACCGTGAAGAACTACTTGCAGCCTTAGCTCAAGCTTCACAGCCTAACCCTCAAGCACAACAAATGCAAATGCAAGCACAACAATTACAAATGCAGTTCCAGCAGTCACAAACTGCAGCACTGTCTGCTCAGGCTCAAGAGTCACAAGCACGAGCTACCAAGTTGGCTGCAGAGGCTCAGGCAGTGCCTCAAGAACTTGAAATTGATAAGATCAACGCTATTACTAGAAACCTTCGTGAAGGGGACGCTGAAGATAAAGAGTTTGAACGCCGTATGAAAGTGGCTGATACTCTCATCAAAGAAAAAACACTACAAGGTAAAACCAATGCTAATAACGCAAAAGGAAATGCAGCACCTGCTAGACCAAGTCAACAACCACTTCCAAGGAACGTTCCAACGCCTGCAGGGCCTAGAGGACCAAGTGAGCCAACTGGAAGCCAAGGTGGAGGAATTATCTAATGCCAGCAAAGAAGGATCCAAGACTAGCACGGGCAGGGGTAAGCGGGTTCAACAAACCAAAGCGGACGCCTAATCATCCAACCAAGTCTCATGTAGTTGTTGCTAAAGAAGGCGACAAAGTCAAGACTATTAGATATGGACAACAAGGTGTTAGTGGTGCAGGTAAAAATCCTACTACTGCTAAAGAAAAAGCACGACGTAAATCTTTTAAAGCACGTCACGCAAAGAACATAGCTAAAGGCAAAATGTCTGCAGCTTATTGGGCAAACAAATCAAAATGGTAAGGAGAACACTATGCCAATGGTAAACGGAAAAAAGTACGCATACACAACAGCAGGTAAGAAAAAAGCTAAAGCAGCCGCTAAAAAGATAGGTAAAAAGGTTAGTTATGGCAAAGGCAAAAAGTAGTCCTAAACCTAAAAACAAAGCTCTTTACTCACGAGTCAAAGCAGAAGCTAAAAAGAAGTACAAGGTTTGGCCTAGTGCGTATGCTTCAGGTTGGTTGACTAAAGAGTATAAAAAGCGTGGTGGAACCTATGAGTAAAACCAAAGGCGGTCTTACTAAATGGTTTAAAGAAGATTGGGTGGACGTTAAAACGGGTAAGCCTTGTGGACGCAAGTCAGCTACCAAGAGTAAACGTCCTTACCCTTCTTGTAGACCTAAAGCGGTAGCAGCTAAAATGACTGCAGCAGAAAAAAAGTCTTCTGCTAAACGCAAAACAGGACCAGCTAAAATTAAACACGCAGTAACAGCGTCAGGTCGTAGAAGAAAGTCTACAAAAAAGTCTTGACATTTAACAAAATGTATGGTATAATATAACTATACAGTAAACTTTAGAGGAAACTATGACACCCGAGCTTGAAACATACTTTAACAATTACAATGAATTGTTTAATCATGAAGGTTTCAAACAACTCGTTAGTGAGCTTTCTAACAACGCAACACAGTTAGCAGATATTCAAACAGTAAAAGATCAGGAAGATTTATACTTTCGTAAAGGTCAAGTAGCTGCTTTTGCAACTGTTATTAATCTACAAGGTACTATTGAAGCTGCTCGTGATCAAGCAGAAGCAGAGGCTGAAGAACCCGTAGATGTATAAAGTATATGACTTTCGTTGTACTAACGGACACGTCTTTGAAGAATTTGTAAAGGATGGTACTACAACCAGTAGGTGCGGTTGCGGTGCCAACGCTACAAAAATGGTATCTGCCCCGTCTTTCCACCTTAATGGCTCCGATGGTTCATTCCCCGGAGCGCATATGAAATGGGTTAGGGAACACGAAAAAGCAGGTAAACAATAACATCTCCATAATGATAACGATCACGGAGTTTAATCATGTCTAGAGCAACGATTATAGATCAAGCCCCTGAAGAAGGTAACGCTGATCAAATCGAACAAAACGAAGTTAATGAGATTCAACAAGAGGCAACAACCGCCGTTGAGCAACCTTATCCCGAAGAACCAAACTTACCTGACAAGTATCAAGGCAAGTCTTTAGAAGAAGTAGTACAGATGCACCAAGAAGCTGAGAAGCTTTTAGGTCGTCAATCTTCTGAGGTGGGAGAACTTCGTAAAGTTGTGGATGATTACATTAGTACTCAAACACAGCAAGCACCTCAACAGCAACACGTTGAGCCTGAAGACGATATTGACTATTTTACAGATCCTCAAGCAGCCGTCAATCGTGCTATTGAGAATCACCCTAAGATTAGAGAAGCAGAGCAATACACTGAGCAGTACAAAAAGCAGTCGTCACTTGCAACGCTTCAGGCTAAACATCCAGACATGCAGACGATCCTTGGTGATCCTAAGTTTGCTGAGTGGATTAAAGCATCTAAGATTAGGACTCAGTTATTTGTAGCGGCTGACCAACAGTATGATGCTGACTCTGCTGATGAACTATTTACACTCTGGAAAGAACGTAAAGTAGTTGCACAGCAAACTGCCCAAGTTGAAAAACAGGCACGTAAGCAGACACTTAAAGCAGCTAATACAGGTAACGCACGAGGCACTGGTGAGGGTTCACGTAAGAAAGTATATCGCAGGTCCGACATTATTAAATTAATGAAAACAGACCCTGAGCGTTATCAAGCATTGTCAAATGAGATATTGACAGCATACGCGGAGGGTCGGGTCAAATAATCTAGGAGATTAATCATGGCTGGCGAAACTTCCGGAACTTACTTCACAGCAAACGCTGTGGTAGATAAAACAGCAGCAGGTACTTTCATTCCAGAAATTTGTAGTGATGAAATTATTGCTGCATACCAAAAGAATCTGAAGATGGCTCCCCTTGTCAAGCGCATTCAAATGTCTGGCAAGAAAGGTGACGTTATTCACATTCCTAAGCCTACTCGTGGTTCAGCTTCTGCTAAGGCAGAATCTACTGCGGTAACAATCCAAGCAAACCTTGAGTCAGAGTTGACTGTTACTGTTGACCGTCACTTTGAGTACTCACGTCTGATCGAAGACATTGTAGAAGTACAGGCTCTTAACAGCCTACGTCAGTTCTACACTGAAGATGCTGGCTACCAGCTTGCTCTTAAGGTAGACACTGATCTTATCAATGCTGCTACTGGCTTTGGTGATGGTACTCGTACTCAGACTCCAGCTAACACTGGTGCTAACTGGGTTAACAGCAACAGCTATTACTTTAACGCCGCTACTGGCCTTTCTGCTTATGCTGCTGATACTGTAACTTCAGGTGACAACTTCACTGACCTTGGTTTCCGTGAAGCTATCAAGCTGATGGACGACGCTGACGTACCTATGGAAGGTCGTTGTCTTGTAGTTCCACCCGCAGTACGTAAGTCTTTGATGGGCATTGAGCGTTATGTGTCTTCTGACTTTGTTGGTGGACGTGGTGTAGAGTCTGGCCTTATCGGTAACCTCTACGGCGTAGACATTTACGTTTCAAGCAACGCTCCAGTAATCGAAGCAGCAGGTCAAAACAGTGCTTCTTCTGATGATACTCGTGGTTGCTTGTTCTTCCACGCTGACGCTCTTGTTATGGCAGAGCAAATGGCTGTCCGGTCACAGACACAGTACAAGCAGGAATACCTGTCAACACTGTTCACTTCGGACACTCTGTACGGTGTTGAAGTATACCGTCCAGAAGCAGGCTTCATCCTCGCAGTTTGCGACGAGTAAGTCTACTAGGGGGTCAGCAATGGCCCCTTTTCCTACCTCCTTTTTCTTCTCTGCAATAGGACTTTCCAATGTCGAACTATTCTAAGACAACAGACTTTGAAGCTAAAGACTCGTTACCTACAGGCGACTCAGGAAAGATCATCCGTGGCGCTGAATTTGAAACTGAGTTTGATGCAATCTCTACAGCTATTGCAACCAAAGCTGACACAGCAGGGCCTACGTTTACCGGAACCCTGACCTTTGAAACTATTTCTGATGGAACTATTGGTGTTACTGCCTTTGTCGACGAAGACAACATGGCATCCGACAGTGCAACTCTGGTTCCCACACAGCAGTCCGTAAAAGCGTACGTTGACTCACAAGTCACTGCACAAGACCTAGACTTTCAAGCAGACTCAGGCGGTGCGTTAAGCATTGATTTAGACTCTGAGGCGCTAACACTTACAGGCGGTACTGGTATTGATACGTCTGGCTCAGGTAATGCCGTTACCTTTGATATTGACTCTACTGTTACTACTTTGACTGGCACACAAACGCTTACTAATAAGACACTCACTGCTCCTACCATCTCTGGCAACCTAACTACAGACGGAACTATTGATGGCCGTGATGTTGCTACAGACGGTGCTAAGTTAGATGGCATAGAAGCAGGCGCTACTGCTGACCAAACAGCCGCAGAGATTCGTACACTGGTTGAATCAGCTACCGACTCTAACGTCTTTACTGACGCAGATCACAGTAAGCTAGGCGGCATTGAGGCTAGTGCTACAGCAGATCAAACAGATGCTGAGATTAGAGCCGCACTAGAAGCCGCTACAGACTCCAATGTATTTACCGATGCTGACCACACTAAGCTGGACGGCATTGAAGCTTCAGCAGACGTAACAGATACAACTAACGTTACAGCCGCTGGTGCTTTGATGGACTCAGAGGTTACTAACCTTGCACAGGTAAAGGCGTTTGACTCTTCTGATTACGCTACAGCCGCACAAGGCTCTACTGCTGACTCTGCATTGCAGAACGTAGTAGAAGACACTACGCCACAACTGGGTGGTGATCTTGCGTCTAATGGCAATGACATTCTGTTTGGCGACAACGACAAGGCTATCTTCGGTGCTGGCTCTGACCTACAGATTTATCATGATATAAATGATAGCTATATCAGCGATCAAGGCTCAGGCAACCTAAAGTTACTAACTGATGAGTTTAGGCTCAGAAATGCCGCTGATAGCGCCCATATGATTACAGGCAGTCAAGGCGGTGCAATTACTGCGTACCACAACGGAAGCGCCAAACTAGCCACAACCTCCACAGGCATCGACGTAACGGGGACTACTGTCACAGACGCCTTAACCGTTCAAAGTGATACTGGATCAACGCCGACAGTACTTATCGACAACACAGGCGGAGACGCAGGTGATGGCGTAGCTTTAAAAGTTATAGCATCGCAAAGAGGTACGGGTATTGCTGACGCGGCAGTATTTAGTGTTCATAACAATGCTGGCGAAATGTTTAGAGTCCGTAACGACGGCAACGTAGGTATTGGCACTAGCAGTCCTACACGAAAGCTAACAATACAAGACACCAGCGCACAGATGTCTTTAGTGTCTGACACAAACCAAAGCTCTGTCTTAAATTTTGGTGATACCGCTGACGACAACATTGGCCGCATTGAGTACAACAACAACGACAACTCAATGCAATTTAGAACTAATGCCTTTGATGCAGTTTTGATCGACTCTAGCGGCAATGTTGGTATCGGCACTGACAGTCCAAACAGCTATAGCGGCTTTACAACACTTACGTTAGATGGCACTAGCGGTAGCTTATTAGATTTAGAAGTAAACGGAACTGTAACTGGTGAAATTTATGCCGATACTAGCTTTGGTATTGGGATGCAGGCTATTGGCTCACGTGACATACAGTTTAAAACAAACAACACAGAACGCATGCGCATCGACTCTAGCGGCAACGTTGAAATAGGCACACAAGCAACTAGCTCTGCATCTTCAAAGCAACTGTTAAGCTTAGTTAATCCACATGGAAACACTGGAGCCGCCGCACAACTTTGGCTGTCAGGAACGAACGCTACTACACGCGGAACCTATATAGAAGGACAAGCGCAAAGCACAGGTAACGACCACGATTTAATTTTTGCTACATCTGCATCAGGCACAACTCCAACAGAACGCATGCGCATCGACTCAGCGGGCAATGTTGGCATTGGTACGGATGATCCTAGCGCAGATTTACATATTGAAGGTTCAGCACCATACCTAAGAACTAAGAACACATCTGCACCAACGGATGAAAAGACTTGGGACTACAACGCTGGCACTGACGGAACT